CGCCGCGGTTTTCCCAGCTAAGAACGGCTTTACCGCTGACCGCTCGCCCCGATAACTCACCCGGCGCCTCATGCTCAGCGTAAGTCCGGGCTGAGGTCTCATTAGAGTAATCGCTAATTCCGCCGAGCCCGAAAAGCGTATATGCCCTGACCCTGAAGAAATAAGTCGTATTCGGCTCAAGGTCAGTGATTGATTTAGACCCCGCAGAGACCGGAGCTGAGTCAATCTGACTGAACTCGCCGCCTGTCAATTTCATCTCGATCAGCATCAGCGTCGCCCTCGGAACCTGACATCTCCAGACCAGCCGGATTGACGTTGATGAAACCGGATAAGCAAAGAGCTGGATAAGTGACACTATCAGACCTCAATAAGCGAGAGCTCAGCCTCAGAGTAACCTGAGCCGGCGTGGTAGATGAGAGGTGTTGACGGCGGCTCTTTGAATCGACAGATGAAACCGCCGATAACGGGCGCCGAGAGATAAAGTGACCTCACGACGCCTGAGACCGAGAGCGCCGATTTCAGTCCGGTGATGTCAGAGTCATCGAGCCCCTTAAACGTCATCTTATACGTGGCGAGGGTGTAATACTGCCGGCCTGTATAGACCCCGCTTGAGGAGACCTCAGCCGCTGACTTAGAGTCAAAACCCCGCTGAAGCGGCATCAGATAATCACGAGAGAGACTGAGCTCTGAGGCGAAAGCAAAAATGAACCCGATAAAAGGGTAGTCGATAAAATCAGAGGTCTTAGTAAAAGTCACCCTGAGATAGCGGATAGAAGTTTTCGAGATAATAAACGGGTCAGTGCTGACAACCTCTGACGAGTAGTTTTGAGTGAAGTTTGAGTCTGAAGCTGACTCTAAAGTGACAGAGACGCCGGCGGCTGAGTAAAACTTAGCCAGCCCGATATGGTAATTCCCGACTGCCCCGATATCGAGCGTCACCTGAGCGGGCGAGGTCTTAACCCCGGCGACCCAGGGCAGATGAGTGCTCTCAATCAAGACGCTCTCGGCCGGGTGATCGGCCTGCTCGCTCGAGGCCGAGACGATTGAGCCTGAGACTAAGCGGTTATCGTAGTAAAGTTTCGTTGACATCAGACATTCTCCACGACTGCGGCCGGGATCGTAATCTCACCCCGGCGGAGAGAGCGGCGAACGACCCTCACGACCTCACTCTCAAACTTAGCGCCTGAGATATAGACAGCGACCGGCATAGTAATTCTCTGCTCACCCCCGGCCTCCTCTCTAATGACCTGCCGTATAAGGCTATCGGGTAAAACAAACTCACGCTCACGCTCGCCGATCTCAACGCTCTGAAGTAGAGTCGGGCGCTCAAAGACAGCGCCTCGGGCAAGCGGTAGAGGCTGAGCGGCGATAACGGCGACCTGAGCCGCCCCGAGAGCCCCGACCAGAGCCGCCAGCCAGAGGTTCGGCAGAGCCTCAACGACAGCCCGGGCGGTGTTAATTATCGCCTGAAAAATCGCCGTGGCTTTCTCCTCTCTCGCCGCCGCCTTTCGAGCTGAGGTGCGTTTAATCTCAAACTCAGCCTCAAGTGCCTCGACAGCCCTCGCCCGACGTGTCTCATCTTTGATCGTCGCGTTGATTGTCTGAAGCCGGCGTTTATACTCGTTTTCAATCGCTATCTCTCTATTCCGCTGAGACTGAGCGAAAATCGAGTTTAAGCCCGAAAAGACCTTATCAAAGGTCTCGCCCAGAGTTGACATTTCCTCTTTTACCTTATCGACCCATTCCTTAAAGCGGTCTGTGGCATCTCGAGTCCAGTCGGTTATTAGAGGCCGAGTGGTCAGCACCATCTGGCGAACCGCATCGCCGAGTTTTCCGGGCTCTTTCGGTAACGCCTGAAGCGGTGACCGCAGAGACTCAATCTCACGCCTGAGCTCTGCGATAAGCCTTGACGCCTCCCCTGTAGTTATGAGACCTCGCTCCTGAGCCTTAACGAGGTCGCTGATCTGAGACTCAAGCGCCCGGATCTTAGCGCCCGTCGGGTCGAGCTGATCTCTGACTTTTTTAACAGCCTCGGCGAGCTTCTGATTTTCCTCAGCTAACTTTTTAGCGGCCGCCGCCGCCCGTTTTTTAGCCTCCTCATCAACGATGGCAACGTTACCTGTCTCGTTGATAGCCTCTGTTGCCGCTTGAGCGGATGCCGCAACGTCGACGTTAGTCTCTTTAAGATAATGTCCAGCCGCCCGGGCTCGCTCTAACGCCGCCGCCATCCGCTGGACAGACTCGTCGTATTGCTTATTTGTTTTTGACAGCCCAGCAAAAAAAATAGTAGTTTGATTTATAAAATTGCTTAGAGTCGCAAATGCCTTCTCGGTGACCTTGATGACCTTAGTCAGCATCTCGGCCAGACCTGAAGCCCAGAGCTTAAAATCACTTGAGGATGTTAAAGTCTTTATCCGCTCATTGACGTCTTTAATTAGTTTTGCAAAGTCCTCATTTTTAATAATCGCCAGACCGATTGTCTCGAGTGAGTCGCCGATGGTATTTTTGAGCTGAGCCATCGCACCTGAGTAAGTCTCAGTCTCAGAGCGGGCTCGCTCATAAAGCGGTGATAGTCGCTCAAAAATCGCCGCCCGTTTTTCCTCAAGCGGAAGGGTCGAGTCAATCTGAATGCCGTATCGCTGAAGCATCGCGGTCTGGCCGTTAACGGCTTTTTGAACGATGCGGATGGCTGAGTCAAGATCCATCCCGTAGACCTTAGAGAGACCGATTGCAGATTTTGTCGCCTGCTCTATCCCTCGCCGGTCGAGGTTCGTCATCTGAACGAGCAGAGTCATAGCCGAGCGGGCGGCCTCGTCAGAGATTGTCGTCTCTTGCTGGATCGCCTGACTCAGGGCGTTAAACTGAGGGAAAAGCTGAGCGGCTGAGCGGCCGGTTGTCTCGAGCGCAGTCTGTAACGCTCGGTCGACCGACTCAGACTCTGCGGCGGCCGCAATAGCCTGCTTAGTAACGTCCACGACGGCTCTAAGCGCCTTAGTCGCCAACTGATAAGTCAAGATTCCTGAGGCTATGGTAGAGGTAAAACCACCCGTCTTTTTATCGGTTTTCTCGGTCTCAGACCCGAGCTGAGAGACCTCGCCCGAGACCTGCTTGATTGACTGGATCGCCCCTGAGGCGTCGGCCTCAATCAGGATTTTGACATCTGCCATCGTTCCTCAGCCTTATCGTTTGAGATTTTTTGATATAACTCTCTAAGCGTCTCGAGTGCCTCAACGAGCACCTCTCGCTCAATGTAGTCATAGCCGAGCCTCGAGTATTCAATCGCCGCGACGCCTGATGAGCGCCCGAGCTCGGTAAAAAATGAGCGGTAAAATGAGAGGGTAAACGACTCGAACGGAGTGAAAGCGGCCGTGAGCCGCTCAAGCTGACAATTAACGCATGCCTCACGCTCAGCCTCGCTCTCGTGTCGCTCGTGGTCTTCCGGCCTCAGCACCGAGCGCCAGCGCTCGCCGTATAAATCGGCGAAGGCCGTCAGACCTCGAAAAAATTTTTCAGATCACCCGCCGTGACCACGACCTCGACCCCGAGCATTGAGGTAACCGGCTTATCATCAACGACGACCTCGACCGGGAGCGAGACTAAGAGCCCGAGATACTTAGCCTTTGTCTCGTCGTTACAGGGCACGGGCTGGCCGTTGTCGGTCAAGTCCCATCCGACGATGACCTGACGACAGAGCTCGAAGGTCGCCGGCCCGACCGCACCCGCCTGGTCAATCTTGCCGTAGTCGACGACACTCAAGTCAGCCGGCCTCAGGGTCAGGGTGATCTCAACGGGCTCACCACCGATGAGAGCCTTAAATGTCCGGGTAATCTGAGGATGGATAGTTTTAACGTCTAACATCGCTCACCTCGTCTCCTTAACTCGCCAACGTCGTGAATTCCAGCACGTCTGAGGCACTCTCGCCGCCTGAGTTGCCGGCGATTAAGATCGCGTGATACGTGGTCTCAGGCGTCAAGCCTGTAATCAGACCCTCGGTCTCCGTAGGATCGTCAGAGTAAAACCTGGTCTCCCATCTCTGCTCGGCCTCATTATAGAGCTGAACCTTAAAGTAGTCGGCGCCCGTGACGTCCCACTCGAGAGTGACCTGTGTCGCTCCGAGGCCGCCAGTCTTAACTGCAAAGCTATTTATCTCAGGAAGCGGCACCGACCAGTCGCCATCGAGCCGGGTCGTGAGCTCAGCATAAATCGGCTTTGTCTCACCTGTCATGCCAAGCGGCGCCGTCTCAGCCTCGAGGGCTCGTAAGACGACCTTCGCCGGGATAATCTTTGAGTCAGCAAATTCGACATCCTCAATCGCTAAGCGAGGGAGGTCAAACTTGAGCTGATATGTCCGGGATGTGCCAGGGATTGTCGGGCCGGGAAAAACTATATCGGCCTTTTTTTCATTGCCGTCTGACCAGTCTTTAAAATAAGCGGCGTTAATCGCATCCATCCTGGGAAACTCAAGCGTCAATTTAATCTGAGGCTTATCGGTCTCGAGAGGCTCGATGATCCCGAACAACCCGGCGACGTGCTCAGCGTCAGGCTTCCGCTCAAACTCAAGCGTGTAGTTATTCGGGTGAACGATGTCATCGTCGCCGAGAGCCGCTCCGGCCTGAGAGTTAAGTCTAAACCGGGCGTTAGCAAATTTAGCTTTATACTTCGGTGATCCGGGAACAGTCGATGCCTCAAGCGTCACGATAGTCGTGTCATCAACGAGATTGCCCCGCAGAGCGACCGACATCTTAACGAGCCCGTTATTAACTGACAGAGTGACCTTCGTCACCTTAGCCGACGGAACGCAATGGAATTTTGACCCCTTCTCGACAGCGTAACTCACGAAACCCGTCTCGCGGTCAGCGAGCGAGAGCTTATGCGTGAACGAGCCGTCGCCGTTATCGGTCACTGAGTCGATACCAAATAGCAGAGCCATGAGGAAATTCTCAAGCCCGTCAAAGCGGTAATCAAAGTCAAGCGTAAAATCGACCGCATTTTGAAAAGTCGTGTCGAGATACTTTTCAAACGCCCCGTAAGTCTCATCCTCAACGACCTGATAAGCCGGCTTAATAGCCCCGGCGTTAGTCGGTAGAATGCCCGTGTTCGGCCGGTTTAAATCAGCGACCGAGCCCCAGGCCGAAGCCTTAGCGACGGCCGCCTTAGTTAATCTTCTTTCAATTGCCATTGTCGTGTGCCTCCGTTTTTGATTATATCACCTCAAGCCCCCGGCGTCATAACCCATCGTAATAGCCGGAGACTAAAATCTCAAAACGTAAATCAAAAAGTCCATAGCGGTCAGCCGAGAGAAGCCCGGCATCGGTTGTCATCTCGCCGCCATTTACTATCGCCCCGAGGTCTCGGAGAGCCCCTGAGACCGCTGAGGCTTCAAGCGCCGCCCTCACGTCCTGCGACGCCTTCAAGATGTCTCTCACCGGGTCCGGGCTCTTAATGAGCCCTCGTATTGAGACTATCATTGTCTCATCAAGCGAGTGGTAAGCTCTCTCCTCGACCCGGGTGCTCTCAAGCGCGACCGAGTATCTCGGATAACTCAAGGTCTCCTGAAAAACGACAGCCTGCGTAGAGACGTCGGCTGGCGTGAAGTAATAACCATTTTCTTTCTTGATCGCCTTAAGCGCCGAGACGACCGCGTCAATCACTCTGAGCCTGAGCGGGTCACTCATCTCGGCACCCTCTCATCGAGCATCTGACGCAGTCTTATCGTCGCGGTAGCCATCGCATCCGTAAAGTAAGACGAGCCCTGAAGGTTCACGCTCTTAACTAAGAGAAAGAGTAAGCGGACACCCGAGTCAGCGAGAATGACGCCTTTAGTCGTTTTTCGTTTAAACGCCCCGGCACCTGACCGCTGGGCTAAAAATAACTTGCCGGACTTAGTCTCTATAAAAAACGTGTCTTTATAATCAGACGCCCGACCCCGAGCCCCGCCGAGCGGAATCGTGAGATACTGCTTTGTTTTCGGCTCAATCCGACCGCCGACGTCTTGAATCCGGGCGTAAGGTTTCGATTTTTTGCCCCTGACACCCGTTCCCACCAGAGCCTCAGCCCCGCTCTTAGTCTGGGTCACGTTAAACCCGAGCGATGATAGGAGATTGCCTTTTGCATTTTTAAACCGCTCGGCGCCGAGCGACTTGACCTCATTTATCGCCAGAGGCGACCAGCGCTCAAGCGTGTCATAGACCCACGACGTCTGAGCGAGAGCGGTAAACTTTCGCTGAGCCCCTGAGGTGTCTGTCTTAATTCTGATCATCTAAAAACCGCCCGGCGATAACGCCTCAAAGTTTGTCTCACCTCGGGTAAATATTCATCATCTTGGATTCGGTTAACCGAGCCGTCAGGGAAACTCATTGAGGTCACGCCCCATGCCCGAGTCCGTGTTTTTTGATACTCAAACGCCACCTGCTTGAGAGCGGCCAGCTTTAGAGCGAGCGGCCAGGTCTGATAGCCAGCGCGGTAAGTGACAATTATCTTTGACCCGGCTTTAAAGCCTCGAGAGCGACAGATAAAGCCATTCTCGTCTGAGTAATAATCGTTGATCGGCTCGCCATCGACCGAGACCTGAGTAATCTCAGTTACCGGGCGCCGAGAGAGGTAAAGTGTCCTGTTACCTGAGCCGGTAAAGTTATCAGTAACGTCGCCGGGCTCTGGCAAGGTCTCAAGGTAGTCAGCGATTGAGGCGTTGACGTAATCGGTCAGCGAGGTAAGAACCGCATCGTTATCGGTAGATGTCTCCTCAAGATAAGCCTTGACGTCGGTGAGAGTTATCAAGTAGTTATGCTCATCAGCCACTGCTCTCGTCTCCTTAATCGCCCTCGATAGTTACAGGCGAGAGAGAGAGCCGGCCTTAGAGCCGGCGCTCCCTCGCCTCATTAGTTTTCTTCTTAACCGCTCGCCTCTGAGGCTTAGCCGGCTCGGTCTGGACTGCGTTAACAACGACGACACTGAGCCCGGGCATGCCCCGGGCGGCTGAAGCCAGAGCCTCATCCTCAGTCTCGATAAACGATGACGGCGGGATTGAAATCACGCCCCCTCGGTAAGGGATTCCAAACGCTCGGCCAAACGACCAGATCTGATACTTCACGGCTTCACCTTAAGGTTTTTGATCAAGACGCAGGCGTTGACATTCTCGATCGCCACGTCAGCTCTCATCGAGTAGAAAAACAACGTGCCCTCGAGTTTAGCATCTCGCTGAGGCTCAATCTTGAGGTCGCGGTGAAGCCCGATGATGAGATTATTTTTATAGGTAAGGAGACAATCTGACCCGTCGTTCGTGACGACATAAAAATGCTCACCGACGCCGTGAGGATAGCGAAAAGCGGTCTCAAACTCAATCGTTCCGCTGGCAAGTGGTAGCTCTTCTTCATCAACGTCTTGAGTTATGGTTTTGACTTTTAGCACTTCAGATTTATAGCCGAGAGCTGCGTCGTAGAACCAGATTAGCTGGGCGACTTCAAACCCCCCGGTGTCGCTCACGTGAAGCGTAGTCCCACCGGCCGAGACACCCTCGCCATCCTCAATCTCTGAGACAGCGAGCTCATCACCTGTCGGGACGGGCATATCTATCGGCATGAGCGGAGCACCGATAACCGGCACCCTGCCGTAAGTCACGACGCCGCCCTCGATGATTATCTTATCGCCCAGCGCCGTGCCTCGTGAGCTTAACGCCTCGACGTAGTCACTCTCGACCTCGTCATTGAGGAAAAATCGAAAGTTCTCAAGCCCGATTTTCTTATAGCGACCGGGCATCACCTTAAGCGCCTTGCCGAATTTAATCTCCCACTCATAAGGCGGCTCATCATTTTGTTCGGCGATAAACCCCTCGGTAAATTTAAAATTCTGGCGGGCGTCGAGCACTTGAGCCTGACCCGTGATTGAGTTTGTCTCGTGAAGAATTCGCCATCGCCACCCTGTCCAGAGGTCTTCAAGATCAAGTCTCTCGGCTTCGCTCGAAGCCCCGGGCTCAGATAAATAGTAAGCCCGATCGAGCTCGTTAGATATCTGGCGAGCAATCATCTTTAAGAGATGATCCTTGAAGGCATCACCCTCGGGCGCGTCCTCAAGGTCGTCGTCACTGATTAAAACGGCGCCCCTGACTTTTTTAGCGTTAAGTGTTATCGCCCCAGCGCCCAGCGTCGTGGTGATGTCTGAGGTCATCATCGTTGACTTCGGCTTTAAGACGTTAGAGACAAGCCCGATCGCCCGAATGACTTTCTGCTGTTGAGACATTTTTACCACTCGAGCGCTCGACTTAAAGACTGAGCTGTCGATGATATAATCAAGAAACTTGTCAGATTCCTCGGGCGCGAAGGTGATTGCAGAGACCAGACCTTTAATCAGTCTCGTTTTAGTTATATCGTTATTCATCATCACCTCTCTAACCCAGATTGAATTTTAAATCAGCCTGACTGATTATTTTACTCTAAGGTTCTTGATCAGCACGCAGGCGTTGAGATTTTCAACGGCGACATCAGCGCGGAGAGAATAAAAGAAAATAGTTCCCTCAAGTTTCGCATCTCTCTGAGTTTCCATTTTGATATCCCGGTGGAGACCGATAATCAGATTGTCTTTATGAGTGAGCAGGCAGTCAGTGGTATCGAGCGTAACTTCAGTCACGGCCTCAGCATCAGTAGCCAGATGGGTGTAGATGAGATTGTCCTTGAGCGTCAAACTTACACCATCCTGGACCGAAGCGACCTCTGCGATTTCCCGCTTGTAGCCAACTTCTTTCTTGTAGATCAGGATTTTATCGCCGGCGGCAAAGTTAGTGGTTGCTGCGACATTTAAGACTTTCTGCCCAGCGGCTGAATCGGCATCTACTGTGGTCGACCCGCCACCTGAGACTGCATTGGGCAGGTCAACCGGCATCAGCGGTGCGCTAACGATGGGGACTTTCCCGAAGGCAACCTGTCCGCCCTCAAGGATAATCTTATCTCCCAGTGCCGTGCCTCTCCCGCTCAGGGCGTCAATGTAGTCAGCCTCAATCTGGTCATTGACAAAGAACCGTAAATTTTCGAGACCGAGTTTCTTATATTTACCCGGCATCTTTTTGAGCGCTTTAGCAAACTTGATTTCCCACTGATAAGGTGCTGAGTTACTCTGCTCGGCGATATAGCCGTTAGCGAGCTTAAAATCAGAGCTACTCCGAGCATCGAGTATAGTCGCCCCGCCGGCGACAGCGTTAGTATCGTATAGAATCCGATAACGCCATCCACGCCAGACATCATAGATGTCAAGCATCGACGCCTCGTCAGGAGCTCCGGGCTCTGACAGATAATAAGCCCCGTCGAGTTCATTAGATATTTGACGGGCGATGATCCCGAGCAGGTGATCGACGAAAGCGTCGCCTTCGGGTGCGTCTTCAAGATCATCATCGCTGACAAGTATCGCCCCGCGGACTTTCTTAGCCGATAGAGTGATCAGGTCGTTAGCTAAAGTATTGATGATGTCATTATCAGTGAGCGTTGACTTCGGTTTTAAGACACCGCCGGCAAGCCCGATAGCCCTGACGTTTTTCTGAGCCTTTGTCATCTTCACGATTCGGGCGTTATTTTTAAAAACGCTCTCATCGATAACGTAATCAAGGAACCGGTCGGCCTCCTCAGGTGAGAAGGTGATGGTCGACAGAAGCCCTTTCTTCAAGACTGCTTTATTGAGTAGTTCGCTGTTAGTCATTTTTGTTAGTCCTCTCTAAAAAAACTCGGCCACTTAGTCGTCACGGGTGGCGTAACATCATCACCCTCAAGCGACTTCTTAACGGCCGGTATAGCTTTAATTTTTGAATCGAGCTCCTCAAGACGTTTGCTAACAGACTCAGAGAGAGCCTCGATCGACTTGACGACCTCATCGATACGCTTAGAGACCGCATCGTCGTCAGACTTTTTTTCTTCAGCCTTAGCGGGCTCAGCCGGAGCCGGGGGTGGGTAGCCGTAACCATAAACGGCGTATTTTGTCAGCACCCTCACGGCCTCCTTGATATCATCGGGTAGATCGTCAAAGACCTTCTCGAGAGTCGTAACGGCCGACTTAATCGCCTCGAGCGTCTGAGCGTCAAGACCTTTAAGCCGCTCGACCGCACCCTCGGGAGTCTCAATCATTTTCTCAAGCTGTTTTAGTAACTCATCCATAAAAGCCTCCGATTTTATAACAAGGAATTTTCGCCGATTAGCGGGGAGGTCGACGAGTGAGACCTCATCGATTGAGAGGTCAACGAGTTTTCTGGCGTCTTTTGTTTTTCCCATCACGCGCTCACTCTATCTCCCGAGCTAACCTTCCAAGTGAATAATCTCGACGTCGAGCGGTCTCGGTGAGTGAGCGACCCTCACGTCCGCTGATATTCTCCACCCGACCACCTGCTTTTGTCAAGCGGTCGGTTCAACGTAAGCGTAACCAGCCATCGAGAGACCTGTAATTCTGCCCTCTTTGATAGCCTGCCAGAGCTCGGGGTCAAGCACTCTGAGCGTCATAAGCCATGAGCCTTTTTTGACCACCTCGCCGTTGAGCTCAAACGTCACCGGGGCGATGTAGTTTTCAAGTAACTTGACTGAGTCGAGCGGCTCGCCCGAGTGATTGAGTTTAAACTTCGCACCGGCCTCCATAAAGTGATAACAGGCATCTCGAATCTCATCAGCGTCGGTATACTCGCCCTGAGCGTCGACCTTCTCGGGCTCATAGACGACACCCGTCACGATATGCTCATCACCATCGCCAGCCGAGCCCTTGAGCAGTTTTACCTCATAGGACTTTATTGTGAGTTTTTTGTTCTTATCATTTGGTGAACCTGGCGACTGCTGATTTTCTCTATTATCATCTGTCAGATGATAGAGATTATTTTTCGCTAACTTAAAGTTAGCATAGAGCCACTCCCAGGATGATTTATGTTCAGATTGACCGGGCTGATTTATCTGCCGCTCGACCTTATAACGCTTGACGTCCCATGCGGCCGGCGCCTCTTTGATTTTTGAGCCCGAGCTTAGTAAGAATTTTCCCTTAACTGATTTTAACCGCTCAATGAGCTCAGCCCAGTCACCCTCTTTAAACTCATAAGCAAAGCCCTTCTGGCTCTGGTTGAGATAAGGGGGGTCAATGTAAAACACGACATCGTCGTCATCAAACTCATCGATGACTTTTGAATAGTCAGTGTTTTTTATCACGACGTCTTTGAGCCTCGCCTTGTAACGCTCAAGGTCGGCGATGATATTTATATGACGACCGACGTGACCCGGCATCGCTGACGCCATCGGGTCACCGCTAAACCCGCCGCGCTTTAAATACACTATCTTATAAAACCGCTCGACAGGATCATCGGTCTCTAATTTTAACAGCCGTTTATAAGTCTCCTCATCAACGACCCAGTTTTTCCGGGCAAGACGTTTTTTCTGCTCATCAGTCACGTTTTTGATAAAGCGGTAAGCAAACGCTATGTCTGAGTCTTTGTCGTTTAACACCTCAAGGTCAGACGGGCGTTTATTCCAGAAAACAGCCGCACCCCCTGCGAAAGGCTCAACGTAGACTCGATGCTCAGGTAGATAGTCTATGATAAGCTGAGCTGACCGAGATTTACCACCCGGCGAGCCGAAGGGCTGACGGACTTTTTCAACCTCGACCTCGGCTGACTTTGTCTCTTGCTCAAAGTCATCATCTTTGAGTTTCGATATCATCCAGACCCGCTCTCGAGGCGAGACCGGGACATAAGCAAAAAGGTAATTCCCGCTCAAGACCCGGTCGGTGATATGTAATTTTTTAGCGTGAGGCTCGGCGAGGTATAGCTCCCATCTAAAACTATCGAGCCGGATCATCGCTGACCATGTCTTAGAGAACGCCCCCACCTCTCCGGGCTCAAAGATAGCGATTGAGCGGGCGCCGACATTGAGCCAGTCGTCGGGGCCGCGGACGACCTCGGCCTGAGGCTCGTCGACCTGAGGCACTTTAAAATCAGCCCGCAGTTTTTGACCCTGATCGAGACCCGTAAATTTAGACAGCCCATCGATGTTTCCCGTGAAAATTTCAGCACCCTCAAAGTAATCATCGCCGTCTCTAACGAGCCTCAAGTCAAGATGACAGCCATGGTTGCCGATGACCGACAGCAGTTTTTCTCTAAGTTTTTTCAGGTCTAATCTGGCGACCATAATCCCGGTCTCAGCCGCCTTAAGAGCCTTAGCCTCATCCTCACTGAGCCCCATAATGTGAATCTGGAGACAGCCTCGACCCTGATCGCCAGCCTCGAAGTCAATGTTAGACTCAACCTTCTCAACCTGCCAGACGTTAAATTCTCGAGCGATATCGATGACTTGCTCGGCATAGTAAGGCTGACGCCGGCTCGGATCGACATCAATCACCCGAGCGTTTTGAAAGACAAGCCTCACGTCATCAACCGATACGTCGTCGGTAATAGGCGCAACCTCAAGAGCTTGAATCGTTAATATATCGCCCGGCTTAGCCTCAATCGATGATGCCATCGTCTTCCCGAGGTAAATGTAACTCCGGCCGTTAAATTCAGTCGTATTGATAAATCTGGTATTGCCGGGCAGGACACCCACCTCATAAACGAAATTCCCATCTTTTGTTTTCTCGACCGCTAAAACTATCACCTTAAACTCAGCGGCGTTTTTTAGTTTAGCCACCGAATCCCAGACGCCATTTAGCGGATAAGTGCCGGTCACATCTTTTACAACGATGCCCTCGCTCTGAGGTAATTTTGAGAAGCGGTCAAATACGTTTTTGAGCTCACCGAGCGAGGTCATCGGCGCCGACTCAGGAACGAGCTCAAAGTGGAAAGTATCGCCATTTTTTAGCTCCGACATAAATCGCATGAGCTGACGGCGGCGCTCAGAGAAGGGCTCAAGGTGAAGGTCAACGCCGTCGAGCCAGACAAGATCAAAGGCGACGATAACGAGACGCTCATCCTCATCGAGCTCAACCTTGTCTGAGTTCAGCCGGGCGAGCTGGACTCGAGGGAGACGCTTGCCGTCTCGCTCGATCCCGACATCTGAGTCAATAATAAAGTCGTGAGGTA